TTACTCGCTAAGCTGTCCTCGTAGCGTTATAAGTGCCTCTCTAACGCTCTCTGCGTTAATAGCCTCTTGACACTTTCCGCGCTCTCTTGTACGCTCTGCGTCCTCTTTAAAGAACGGGCACAAATCGCAGCCGCCTACAATCTGGCAGGCTGCATTTGCTGTTATAATCTGCTGTGCTTCGATTTCTCCCATAGCTGTAGCCGCCATATGCTTACCCCATACGCTCGTTTACGATTGCCTGCGCTGCTCTGTAAGCGTCTGCCCCGTACTGTGCTGTGATATTCTCGCGGCGTTCTGGGTTGCTGCCCCACTCGCCCCTAATAATCTCGTCTGCCAGCTCTTCGGCTGTTTTACTCTTAATGGTAGAGCCTACGCCCATAATTTCGTTTACGCGTGCCTGTGCTGCCTCATACGCTGCCGCTCCGTACTGTGCTGTGATATTCTCGCGGCGTTCTGGGTTGCTGCCCCATACTCCGTTAATAATTTCCTGTGCCAGCTCTTCGGTGCTCTTACTTGGCTTTGCTGGTTCTGTCGCTCCTGCTCTCTGATTTACGATTGCCTGCGCTGCTTCGTACGCCTCTGCGCCGTACTGTGCTGTGATATTCTCGCGGCGTTCTGGGTTATTTCCCCATACTCCGTTAATAATCTCGTCTGCCAGTTCTTCGGCGCTCTTGCTTTCCGCTGGCTGTGGTTCTGCATTTCCTGTTACTACATTATCGTACTGTGTTAAGTTGTTGCCGTCAATGACCGCCATAACATTTGTTACGTATGTAGGACTTGTAGCGTAGCCGCCCTCTTTAATAGCTGTAATAGCTGTACGTGCGTCTGTTACATTTACTGCGGCTGCGTAACGTGTGCTGCTTGTAATAAGGTCGTAATAGTCCTTTACGCTGTCTGCTGGTGTGTCGTACGCTCTAAATGCTGCTGTAATAGTTGTGTAATTAACATTGTCGTAGCACTCCTGCGTTTTTGAGCTAAACACTTTGCCGCCCCAGCTCGCAGTAGCCTTAATGCCGAAAAATGCGTTAGCCTTAGTCATAAGGCTAGAGCCGCCCCAGCCTGTCTCTAATGCTGCCTGTCCGATACACACGCTAGGAAGTACAAAGCCTGTGCCTGCGTCCTTTCTTCTTTTTGCCTCTGCCTGTGCAAGTGGTACGATTAACTGTAAAAATTCCTGTTTGTTCATAATGGTTTTACCTTTCTTTGTAAGCCCGTGTTAATAGCTTTCTTGGGTAAAACTCTTTTGTATATTTCTTTAGTTAATCGCTTTTACTCTTTCTTACCTTTGCTCTGTAATACGTCGATAGCCTTAGTAATAGCTGCTGGCATAGGCACGCCCATAAGCCCCGCATTTTCTACAATGCTTATAAGCTCGTTGGACATAAAGCCGATAATTACAGCCTCGCGTATGTAATCTACTCCTGTCGCAAGGTCTAAGCGGTATGCAATTAAGACGCATAACAAAATCATACCCTTTTTGCAAAGTCCCTTTGCTCCTGCTACGCTCTTTAAGCTGCCGCTTTCTGTCTTTTTACTCTTGTGGAATACTCCCGCTACAATTACCCCGCTAATATAATCAATAATCATAAAAGCTACGAGTGTTGCAAGTGATGTAGTCCAGCCGCCCAGCAAAGCAGCAATAGCCCCGCCGAGCGCTCCAATAGTTGCACAAATTTTTACTTTCATCTTTTCGCCTTTCCGCGCTGCCGCGCCTTTTATTTTTTCTTTCGTGCAACTCTTTTGTTAATCTCTTATGCTTCGGCGTCGTCCTCTTTTTCTGTGTAGTCGTCGCCTGTGATTTCCTTGTACTCTTCTGGTGTTAATTTCCCCTTGCCTACGAGGTTTTTAAGCATTTCCTCGTTATACCAGCCTGCTACGTAATAGCTCTTGTATCTCTTTGCCGCTTTACTCATTCTCTGCCGCCTCGCTTTCCGTATGCTCTGTGTCCTCTGCCGCCAGCGTTGGTAAGTCAACATCTGCCATAGTTGCCACATACTCGAGTAGTGCCGCCTGCTCCTGTACTGTTGCTTTTAAGCGCTCATTTTCTCGCTGCTCTTTAACGCTGGTTTTTAACTTCTCAAAAATCATTATTTCGCCCCTTTCCATAGGTCTTTATAGTATTTATCCATTCTGTCGAGTAAGTGCGTGCTGTCGCCTTTTTCTGCGTGCACCCGCCAGCCTGCATAACATACGTTTACTTTCTCTTTTGTTATCTCGCCGCGCTTGCATTTATTAACAAGCCTTTGCAGCTTTTTACGCTCTCTTTTCACGTTGTCCGATTTAAGTAGCATTATTACTTTGCCTTTGTCGTCCAGCTTAAAGTTAAAGCCTAAAAATGGTATACACTTACCTACGCTATATACGTGTGTTTTCTTCGGGTTAAACTCAAAGCCCATAACGCGTAAGTGCTTGTCTATCTCCTGCTTGCAGTATTCTAAGTACTGCGCGCTTTCGTGTAGTAGTATAAAGTCGTCCATATATCGTATATAGTACTTTATGTGCAATCGCTCTTTTATAAAATGGTCTATCGGGCTTAAAACTGATATTCCCGCTATTTGTATCATTTGCGAACCAGGGTTATAGCCAATCTCTCCCGCGTACTGGTTTGTAAGTACTCGGTCGGCTCTTTGGTATATGTGCGGCTCTAATCCTTTTCTAAAGGTCTGGCGTGCTGTCTCGTGCTGCATATTTGGATAATAGCCGTGTATGTCGCATTGCAATACGTTAAAATTCTTGCCGTACTTCCTATACATAGCCCTTAAGTACTTTTTAAGTGTCTCTCTGGCTAAGTCTGTGCCTTTTCCTTTCTGACAGGCTACGTTAGTATTTATAAAGCCCTTTGTCATTTGCGGATATATCGCATTATCGTTTAAACTTCTCTGATATACTCTATCTCTAAAAGCTATGCTAACTATTTCTCTTTTCTTTGGCGCCATTATTGTAAACTGTACTGGCTTTCTCTCTTTGTATGTGCCCGTCTTAAGCTGCTCCTCTAGCTTAAGTGTTTCCTCTATCCCGTTTAAGTAGTAATGTGCTACGCTATCTTTCCAGATAACGCCTTTTCTGCATTTCTCCATTGAGCTATAGAGGGCGTCAAAGCCTATAATATTCTCTTCGATATTCTCTTTAATATCGTCATTCATTTTATAAGTCCCGCGACGTGTATAACGCGCAGCTCGCAAGCTGTTTGTATCGCCGCAGCGTTGTTTAGCCTTGCGGCTGGGTATTCGGCTCCTTGTGCAATTAAAATATAGTGTGCAGCTCCTACGGGGCTGCCGTGTGACTAATTGTATAACACAATCGGGCGCGCAGCGCATAGAGTTGTTCGCGTTGTTGTTGTTGACGTTGCCGCTCGAGTTCACGTACCACGTATTGTACGAGTTGCCACGATTAGCGCTACGCAAGCGGACGTTCTGCGTTTAGCCTACAACCCTTTTATAGTATCGCCTTGCGGCGCTGCTATCTATTCTAGTTTTCCGTACCTCTTTGTGTCTCCTGCGTTCCAGTCTCGCAACGCTTGGCGTACTTCTATGGTCTTTTGTCCCCAGTACTTAACCCTTTTGCTTGTTAAGTGGTATAGAGGTTTAGCCATTTGTATAAGCGCAAGTAAGTTATTGCACTCTCTGGCTGCCTCTTGCTGTAGCTTTTTACGCGCGAGCCAGTTACGCGGCTCGTCGCCTACTCTTATATTGTTTGCTGTCCACGCTTTCGTAAATATTTCTTTTGCCGTGTGTATGATGTCATTTGTTAATGCCGTCTGATACTCTGGCAGAAATATTTTAGGGTTCTTTGTAATTCTTATTGTATATACCGCTAAGTCGTTCGCCTTTATAAGTACGTCAAATTTTCCTTTGCCTCTTTCGCTCTCGTTTACTGACACGTCGCGCTTGTCCTTTCTTTTATATTTTCGTTTTCCGCTTTGATAGCCCCGCCGAGGCGTCGGCAGGGCATTAGCGTTATTTTGCTACGGGTGCCCCCGTAATTGCACAAGCGGGCGCGCAGCGCATAGAGCTGTACGCGCTGTCGTTGCTGACGTAGCCGCTCGAGTTCACGTACCACGTATTGTACGAGTTGCCACGACTAGCGCTACGCAAGCGGACGCGCTGCGCTGAATTGTGATTTTCTATAGCATATGTAATCATTTCTGGATATGTCTGCCATTGTGCGCAAGGTGTTGTACGCCCGCTGGCTCTCTTCCAGTACTCCCAGTAATCGCCCTCGCCGCTTGCCTGTGGCACGCAATACATTTGCTCCATACTTGGTAAAAAGATTTTATCGTATGTAATCTCTGTTGTTGTGCTCTTGTCTGGCTCGCTTATGGTGTTCGGCGCTGTTACAATTTTAATAGGTGTTAAGCAGCTTAAAAAATCGTCGTCAAATCCTGTTAAAAAGCCTGCCTTTGTCGCAAGTTCTGCGGGCTTAACGTCGCCCTTATGCTGCGCAGTCCACCAAGCATTAACGCTCGCCTTACTGTTAAGCCACTGTCTCATAGCGCTATGGCTCCAGCGGTTGTAACCATATCTACAGATATTGCCGCTCGTGTCTTTAATGGCGCTGTGGTAATATGTTGTGCCCGCAGGAATAGCGCCGCCTATCGTTACAGCCGCAAGGCTAAAGCTGCCGTCGCTGTTTTTTGTGTAATAATTGTATTCTGCGCTAAAGGTCGCCTCTGTTGCTACCTCTGCTTCTGGCGCGTCATACTGCACCCCGAACGGCGTACAGTAATGCCATTGTAAAAACATAGCGTTTGTGGTTTCGCCGTCCTTGAGCTCTACGTCTCCAAAATGTACAACGTCCATAACTGCCGCGTATGTTACATTTGTTGCCTTATCCGTCCAAGGTACTGTAATCTGGTCGCCTACTGTAAATACTTCTTTTTCTTTTTTACCCTCTACGATAGCCTTTACTTGTTTCATAGTAACGAGGTCTGCGGCTGTAAAGCCTGCTATTGCTCGCAGGCTCGCCGCTATATCTTTCATAGTTGTATCGCGTGGTAAATCAATGCTTTGTACTGCCATTATTGCCTCTCTTTCTTACTGCTCGTTATACATAAATGTTACTGCGCCGTCGCTGTTTACAAGTAAATTGTAGTTTCTGTCGGTGTAGACTGCTGCCGCTGCGTCCTGTGCTGTCTTTGCTGCTGCTGTCGCCGCGTTGGCTGCGTTGTTCGCGTTTGTGGTTGCCGTGTTCGCGTTTCCTGCTGCCCCGTTTGCTGCGCTCGTGGCGTTTTTCGCGTTTTCTGTTTCTCTCTTTGCGTTTGTGGTTGCTTCGTCGGCTGCTTTTTTCGCTGTGTCTGCTGCGCTTGCTGCGTTATTTGCTGCTGTTGCTGCTTTATTGGCTGCGTTTGCTGCGTTCGTGGCGTTGCTCGTAGCCGCGTTTGCGTTGCTTGTAGCTGTGTTGGCATTGTCTGTAGCTTTTTCGGTTGCCGTTCTTGCTGCCTGTGCGCTGTCCCTTGCCTGTTCTGTCTCTATAATTAATTTTGTTAAGCTCGTGCTCTCGTCCGTGCTCTCTATATCGTCCGTATATACACTCTCTGCGATTTTAGTATAATATGTCGCACTTACCAGTACGCTAGAGCCGTTGTATAACTGTATTTCCGCAAAGCCTGTGCCTGCTGCCGCTAACATCTGCTGCGTGTATGTTACTATTACTTTGTTATTGCTTATTGTGCAGTCGTTTATTACCTTGTTGCCGTCTGGCTTATAGTATTTTACACGCGCCGTTACTCCACTCGGTATTGTGTATACGGCGTTGTTCTGTAGTAGCGTTACCTCTACTTGTCGGCTGGATATTTCGCCCTGCTTGGCTATAATGTACTCAAACGGCGGCGCGCTGTCTATCGGTACTTTTATGCTCTGTGTGTTCATAATAGCCATTGTTAATTACTCCTTTCGCTTATTTGCTTATAAGCTCCTTATTTGCGCAGTCCCTTATATCGGACAGGCAGGCGCTTACTATTACGTCTGTAATGTACGCTGGCAGCCCGTAGGCTCTCTGTACTTCCAGTATTGCAAGTGTCATATCTCCGCGGGCGGCTGTAAGCAGCTCTGCGCTAATTGTCGGCGCTTTTGGTTCTGCCTGTTGCTCTTCCTGTAATGTTTCTTTTGTTTCCTGCTTTTCTTCCTGTGGCATTTTCTTTTACCCCCTTATAGCCGCCTGCATAGCTGCTAGTGCCTCTGTTGTTAATAACTGCATACTCTCTGTAGTGTTTGTCGGCTGCTCTTCTGTTTTGGGTTCGTCGCCCATTGGTATAATTAAGTTGTCGCGCCTGTTTTCTTCTTTTGCTGTTGCCATATTACGCCTCTCTTTCTAAATACTGCTGCTGCCCTCTGGTACTCCTGTTATTGCCCCGTCTCGTACTGTTATGCTCGAGGTTGTCCAGCCTATAGTACCATTGCCGTTGTCGTGTATCTCTGTTATTATGCTTACTCTTCTGTTATCCGCTACTGTATAGCCGTTTGCGCTACTATTTTTGTGATTTGCGCCGTTTATCTCGAACCCGTGCGCGTACAACTTAGCCCCTAAATGTAAGCCCTCATCTGTGTATATACTGTTTGCTCTGGAATAGCATAATACAGTAGTATAGCTGCCGCTTTGTGCCTCTGCTTGTCTAGCCCACGCCATATACTTACCTTGATACTCCAAATCAAATACTAAGCCCTTATGCGCATTGTTGCCGCTCCATTGGTTCGTACCTATACAGCCGACGTAATAATTATCTCGCCAAAATCTATTACCGACTTCATCAAAGCGGCTACGTAGGTGCTCCGCGTCCACTTTGCCATTGTAAATATTTATTTCGCCTGCTTTTAGCTGTACATATTTACTGCTGTTGTTAAATGCTACTATTACGTTGTTGTAATACTGTGTTATGTAGCTGCCTACGTTATCTTTTGTTACGCAGCTCGTAATATTGTCTGCATTTACCTTTATGGACGCTTTTAGCTCTTTTTCTGCGTCCTGCGCCCTTTTAACCTCTGCTGTAATGTTATCTGCATTTACTGTAAGCTGCGCCTCTGCGTAATCTCGTAGTAGCCCCAGCACTTCCACGTCTTTAATTAATACTGTTGTGCCCGATACTGTCGCATAAAAATATATATAGCCGTCGTAGTCGCTGCTTAACTCTATATCGCGCTCGAATGTTGTCCACTCGTCCGATTTTAACGCACCTGCCGCCGTTGTTGCTGTTGTCTTAAAGCCGCATTGTACGCGCGCTGTATTCTCCTGCCCTGCTATGGTCGCCGCTTTATAACGTACCCTGTAAGTGCCTGCGGGCGTTTTCTTTGTGTCGCAGCGTATGTAACTGCTATAATTTGCGCTTGCTTTTACTATTTTCGCATATCTTCCAAGCGTTGTACTGCTTTCTACTACATTGTTTGCCGAGCTTGCGTACCACGGCGCGCTTAAATCGTCCGTAAAGTCTGCTGCGTAATTGTGCATAGCCGTTTCGCTTATTTTTTTGCACAATAGGGTAATCTCTTCGGCTGTCGTTTGTATCTTGCTTAAGCTGTCCTCGTACGCCTTATTTGCGGCGTCGTCCGCGTGCTTTGTTACCGCGTTCCTGTATTCCACGTCTAGCGCCTCTGCGTACACTGTGCCCGCTTTAAGTATTGCGCCCGTGAGCTCGCCCGCGGTAATAAAGTTTGCTACTATTTGCCCGTCTGCTGTTATTGCTGTAGTAAATTTGCCGTTTACTCCTGTGCTGCTATGCCCCAGCCCTGCAAGGTTCCAGCGCCAGACATTTTTAGCCTTGCTAAGTTCTGGCTGGTCTAATATATAAATCTCCTGCGGGTTTTTCTCTGGATAAAGCACCACATAGCCGCCGCTGTTTCCTGTTATGGCTGCCGTAACGTCTACTATCGTCTGCTCTATCTGCTTTTTTATCTGCTCGGCTCGTGTCTGGTTCTTTTTTATGCTCTCTGTTACTTCCTGCTGCGTCGCTGTAAGCTGCTTAGTTAAGTTTGTGCGTACGCTGCCTATTTCCATAGTGTCGTAGTGCTCTTTTAAGCTGTCATACTTCGCTTTTACTATTTTTGCTGTAGCTTCTATTTGCAGCTTATCTATGCGTACTGTTACTGTATCGCATAGCGCGACGCTTTCCATAACCTGTATGTTTTTATAATCCTTTGTTTTTTTAAGCTGTGCGTACGATAGTGTAATATTAATATCTGGCTCGGTGCTTATTTTTTCTAAGTATGCCTCTGCTTTCGCTCTTAACATATCCTCGGTTATAATCGTACCGCTTTCCCATTCGCTGCTAAAGTCCACTATCTCGCAGCGCTTATATGCGTAATCTGCTGCGCCTGCGTGTACTAGTGTCTTTTCTTTTAGGCTTACGTATACCTCGCTTTCTTCGCCCTCTGGCGTGTACTTTGCATACGGGAATATAGCCGTTACTATATTTGCTATGTTACGCTCTTGCTTTGCGTCGGTTAGGTTCTTGCCGTATTCAATTGTTACGCCGTTGTCTGCGCCTCTCGCTTTTAATAACTCTATTCTGTAATTATTAAAATGATATTCGCCGCCCCACGTATCTAATATACTGCCCTCTACGCCGCCGAGTGCCTTACGCACGCTTACCACGTCTGCTATGCTCGTTTTGTTTACTGTTGTAATGTCGCTTGCTGCTGTGTATTTGTGTTTAAATACTGCTGCCGCCAGCAACCTATTAAGCGCCTGCTCTGCATTTACTCCGCTTATGCTAAACCGCTCTACAGGGTTGCCCGTGAGCTCGTAGCTTATGTGCTCTGCGTTCCACGTCGTATTACTGCCTATCTGTTTGCCGCTTTTGTATATTCTAAATAGTTGCGGCTCGTCCGTGTCGTTCGCCTTTGCTTTAATTATAGCGTCCTCTGCTATATATTCCGCTAAGTGTCCTTTTGCTGGGTATATAAGTGTCGCCTCATATGCCCCGTTTCTCTCTTCTGTTACTGTACAGCTTACCGCGTCTGTAAGTAAGCCTATGCCGTTTGTTGTAAAGTCTGTTTCGCTGGCAGCGTATAAAATTGGTATCATAGTTTGCACCAGCGCGGTACTATTTCGATTTTTGTTACATTACCCGCCCAGCTTATGTTATTGTCTCCTGCTGCCAGCTTAGGAAACGCCCCCACAAGCATTTTATTATTCTGTAATGTATCGCCCTTGTACGCGTTCATATTTTCGCTGTCTACCTCTATATATCCATCTATATTTTTAAAGCCGTGCGCGCGATTGTTTATATAGAGTGTTACGTTACCGCTGCCGTATATCTTCATATATGGCGTTGCTGTAAAGCCCTCTGGGTTTGTAATCGTGGCTGCTTTTGTTATCGTTATTGTTTCGTCTCCCTTTAGTGCTCTTTTATATGCCTTGCACGTAAACTGTATCTCTATTTGTCCCAACAGGCGCTTAGCAAGCTCTGACACGCTCGCCCCGCTGCTTAAGTATGCAAGTGTGTAATAGTCTCTGTCGTAAGTATCATAGAGTTTTTTATACTCTATGCCGCTGCCGTAGAGCCAAGCGTAAAGCCTGCGGGCGTGTTCCTCTAAGTCCAGCTTAAAGGCGTCTATATCCACGCAGCATACGTATTTACGCACATAATCGTTAAATTGCTGGTTGTCCAGCTCGTCTATGCGATTGTCTACTACAAAATTGCCGCGTGCTGGTACGTTTATAGTCTCTATTACAGGCTCGGCGGCGTTGTCCGCGCCGCTCTGCTCCATAATAAAAAGCCCCATATCGAGAGAATTAACGCCGTTATATGTAAAGCTATTAGCTGTATTATAATAATTACTAAGCATATACTCTGTCGTCCCTCTCTTTCATTTCTTCCGCAGTCTCTAACATTTCCTCTGTAAACTCTCTTATGTCTGTATCTCTGTTGTTTTCAAAGTGTTCTATATTTACGTTAATCTCGTTTGTAATTTGCTGCGCCCTGCCGCCTTTTGCGGTGTCTATAGCTGTGTTTCTTGCCGTATTCGTAAGCGGCGTTACTACAGCTTTGCCGTTTACCATTTGTACGAGCTCTGGTCCCGCCTCTGCTACCATAGCGCCGCCGTTTCCTATAATACCGCCGTGTGCAAGCCTTGGCAGGCTTAAATTGCTCATTTTGCCAATGCTTACCCCTGGTATTTTGTTTATAAGGTTAATAGCTCCGTTGATAAGCCCTATAGCTCCGTTTATGGTGTTTTCTATAATGCTTATTACGCCGTTAATTCCTGCTTTTACCGCGCCGCCTATTGCGTCTGCTATGCTTGCGCCTAAATCCGAAAACGTATTTCTTATAGTGTCCCACAAGCCGCTAAAAAAAGAGCTAAAATTAGAGAATACGCCCTTTACCGCGTCCCAAGCTGCCCCGAATGTGTCTCTAAAAAATGAGCCGACAGCCGAAAAGATACGCTTTACGCTATCCCATAATGTACTAAAGAAGTTTGCAAAACCCTCGAATATGCTCTTTATTCCGTCCCACGCGCCTTTAAAGTCTCCTGTAAGCACGTCTTTTACGACGCTGAATACTGTTTTTATAGCGTTCCATACCGCAGCAAAGTAAGCCGCTACAACGTCCCATACTGCTTTGATAATTTCCCACGCATTACGAAAGAATGAGCCCAGCACTTCGCCTACAGCCGAGAATACTACTTTTATGTTTTCCCAGATAAGCGTAAAGTAAAGTACTGCTACGTCCCATACGCCTTTAATGTATTCCCACGCAACCGAGAAAAAACCGCCCAGCACTTCGCCAACTACCGAGAATATAACTTTTATATTTTCCCATAACATAGAAAAGTACGGCTCTACTAAATCCCATACTACTTTAATAATTTCCCAGCAATCGCTAAATATCTGCGCTATGTCTGCGCCTAACTGTTGCAAAAAAGCAAAGGCAGCCTGTAGGTACGGCTCTATAAAGCCCCATATCTCTTGTATCTTGTCCCAGATAGTGCCTATAACGCCCTTTATTACTTCGATAGCGCCGCCTATAAATTCTTTTACATTCTCAAATATTTCGTTTACTGCGTCTCTAAACCATTCGCACTTATTGTATAGCGTTATAAATATCGCTATTAACGCCGCTATCGCCGCTATAACTAATATAATGGGGTTTGCTGCAAGCACGGCGTTTACTGCTGTTATTGCAGTCTGTAGCGTCTTAATTACGTTTATCATAGTTGATATAACGCCCGCTACTTTGCTTATAATTAGTAGCGCGGGGGCTATTGCTGCAACTATCATTATTATTGTCGCTATCATTTCTTTTTGATTGTCGGTTAGTCCTCTAAACCATTCTGTAGCGCTCTGTACTGTGCTCGTTACTTTTTCTATCGCTGGCTGTAATGCTGATAACGCAGTACCCGCTAAGTCGCTGCCTGCAAGTTTTAAGTTATTAAGCATTACTTTAGCATTGTCCCACGGGTCTAAAGTGCTTTCATATGTATCTTGTACAGTAGTGCCGTAGTCCTCGAGCGAGCCGCCTAAGTCGTCTACGCTTAACTTGCCCTCTCTTATTGCCTGCGCCATTTCTGCAAAGCCCTTAGAGCCGAAAGTTTCTTGTGCAATACTTAACGCCTCTGTCTCCGTACTTGCGTTTTTAATGCTGTCTATTGTCTTTTGTAGCGCTTGGTCTGTGCTTAAGCCCTCTGCTGTATAATTCTTTACAGCTTTCTTTAATCCTGCCATAGCTGTAGTAGCGTCTACGCCGTTATTTTCAAACATAGCAAGCAAATTTACGCTTTCTGTAATGCCTAGCCCCATTTCTTTTAAGGTGCTGCCATTCTGCATCAACGAGCTCTCTAATGTGTCCATAGACAACCCTGTATCTTGTCCTACTTTTGTGAGCAGTCCTAATACATTGCCCGCCTGTCCTGCGTCTACGTTGAATTTATTTAAGATTGTGTCTACATTGTCAATACTGCTATTTAAGTCTGTCCCGTTTATCTCTGCAAATTCGATAAACTGCTTTGATAAGCTCTCTAACTCGTCGCCTGTAAGCTGGAAACGTGTATTAACCTCTCCTATTGCTGTGCCTGCCGTCTCCGCGTCTGTCGGTATATCCTTAAAAATGTTGTTCATGCGCTTGTTGAGGTCGTCTAACGCCTCGCCCGTAGCGCCTGTTTTAGTTATAATTATGTCGTAGCCGTCGTCTAAATTCATAGCAGACGCTACGGCTGCTGTGCCTACTGCTGCCGCTGCTGCCGATAAAGGCGCCATAGCTTTAGCTGCTTTGCCTGCTTTATCCTCTACTGTATCAAATGCTTTCGCCGCCGTGTCAATTTTGCTTACGCTCTTCGCTGTCTCTTCGGCTGCTTTCCCTGTGTTTTCAAATTCTTTATTGCTTTCCTCTGCCTGCTTTTCCAAGTTGCCGAGTTTGATTTCTGTAGAGGCTATCTCTCTTTGTAATGCTCTGTATTGTTCCTCTGATACTTCGCCATTTTCAAACTGTTCCTGTACCTGTTTTTCTGCCTCTTTTAAGGTTTCTAACTTCTCTTTTGTACTTCCTATAGCCTCTTTTAATATTTTCTGTTTCTGGGCTAATAGTTCCGTATTTGTCGGGTCGAGTTTAAGCAGCTTGTCTACTTCGCGTAGCTCTTTCTGTAAAGAGCTGCACGAGCTATTAACGCCAGAGAGCGCCTTAGATAGCTTAGTAGTATCGCCGCCTATTTCGATTGTGATACCTTTAATACTGCCTGCCACTTATTACGCTCCTTTCTGGTTCTTAATCTTTTCTCGTATCTTTTTGCGGTCTGGCTTGGTCTGCGTCATTCTGTAGCAGTCCTCTAAATACTTTCTGCCCTTTTCTGTCTGGCTAAGCGTATATATATAACTTTCTCGCATAAAGTATAAGTATAGGTCTATCGGCATTTCTTGCACGTCGAATATGCTTATATTTAAGTAGTCTATAACTAGCTTCTCTGCTCGTGTTTCTGCTGTGTATGTATACTCTGCCGCCTCTGTCTGCCCGTTTGGGTAGCGCGGCAGCTTTAGTTTGGGTTATTCTTAATGCTGTTTACAAAGTCTGCGTAGTCGTTAATGTACGCTATAATTTCCTCTATGTCGTACTCTTCCTGCTCTAAGTACTCCGCTGTAATAACCTCTTTGCCTCTGTTATTGCTTAAGATTTCTGCCAAGAGCCCTAGCATTTCGTCGTATACCTCGCCGCTCTTAGCCTCGTCTGTGTCAATATCGTTTATAATCTGCATTTTTTCAAAAGTGCGCTTTTTAGGCATTTCAACTACAAGAGTTTTGCCGTCCTTTAACTTAGTAGGGTAAAAGCTGCGCTTTAATTTTCCAAAATCAAAACTTTTATTTGCCATATTCTAACCTCTTTTCTATCGCGGCTGCTTTTGCGCAGCCGCTTTAATCTCTTATACGTTCTGTACTATTTCCTCGTCAAAAATAATAAGTGTACCCTCTTTGTCCATTGGGTAAGCTGTAAAGGTTGGCTCTAATGTTGTCTCTGCGTCTGTTGCGAATGTAAAGCTAAAGCCTGCCTCATTCTTTCCGACGATTGTTACTCTAATGTCGCCGTCCTCGTCGTCCTCGTGCAAAAATCTAATTAAATATTTATCGTTTTTCTGGTTCTTTAAGCCGCCGATTTTTACAGTACGCTTTTTGCCAGAGGTTGTTACTCTTGCTGTTGCACATAATTTATCTAATGTAGCTCCGCACCAAGTAAGCAAGCCCGCTTTAAGTGTTGCCTCTTCCTTTGTTACTTTAGTTTTCTGTACTACGCCTAAGTCGTCCTTGGCTGTGTAGCTCTCTGCTGTATACTCGAGTGACGCGCCGCCCTTGATGTGCGCAAGCTGGTTATCCTCTGTTTCTATTGTTTCGTCCGCTGGGATTGTTCCCGTAAATTTAACGCAGTAGAGCTTACCGCTGCCGAGTGTAATTCTCTCGCTATCCATATTGTTACTGTCCTCTCTTTCTTATTTTTTCGTATATGGTAAATTCGTATGCCGTCTGTACCATATCCTCGCTTTGTATTGTCTCTTGAAATTTGTTAAAGCCTACGTCGTATAATACTTTTTGCTCTATTTCTTTTTCTAAGCTGCTGTCGGCTATTTTGTCTGTGTAAAGCTCTATAGCCGCCTGTATCGCCCTAACTCCTACTGCGCCGTCGTCGCTTTTGCTTACGTTGTCCTGCGGCGTTATGTATACCAGATATGGCAGCTCGGGTAGTGGTGTTTCTTTCGTCTCTCTAAACTCGTCCTTTGCCAGAGGTAGCCCCAGCGTGCGGGCGCGTTCTATAATTGTCTCTAATCTCATTTGCTCGCTGCTGCCTCTATCCTTTCCTGTAGTGCCTCTATAGCCGCCTGCTCTACAGGTGCTATATGCTGTATAGCTCTAACTCTGCCGCCGTTCCTGCTTGCGTGTCCATATTCTAGTAAGTGGGTTAGCTGGTAGTCTGTTTCGTTGTATACAGTATTTCGCTTAGTTCGTTTGTCTGTGTATGCTGCTTTTTTGCGCCAGCCCTTGCGGTAACTGCCTGTAAGTTTTGGGCTGCTCTTCTTAAGAGCGTCTACTGCCTCTTTTGCTACTTCGTCGGTTATTCGCTTTGTTGCGTCTGCTATTTCTTGGTCATATTCTGCCAACGCTTCGGCTATAGCTGCGCCTGCTGTGTTTATGTTCTCGTTGCTCAACGCTTGCCCGCCCTCTTTTCCGCGTACAGCTCTAACTTTTCCTCGTTTGGCTTTTTATAAGTCCTGTAAATAGTTAATCGCTGCCCATTGTACTCTAACTCTGTCTGGTCGTTATATTCGTGCGCCCATACAGTAAATTTATAGCTTGGCTTAATGTCTTTAACGCCCGCTGTCGCGTATTCGCTCTGGGTTATGCTGTCTACCTCGCAGCATATAGTTACGCTTTCTGTTTCCGTCGCGTTTAGCTGCGTCTTTAAGGTTATCTCTCCATACATTGTTAGCCCTCGCTTTCTTTCGTGTTATACTCTCTAGAAAGTGCTAAAGACATCTTAAGCGCGTCGTAGCTCTGTCTGTATTTGTCTGCAAGGTTGTTATAGTTAAAGTCTGCTTTTGTAAAGAGCTGTGCAGCTCTAATAATAAGCGCGTCTGTGTCGTCTATCTTTTCCACGCCTGCAAGCTGCAAGTCTTTAAAGCAAGCCTCTATACAGCCGCTTATATCGTCCTCGATAATAGCCGAGGCGGTAGACATACGCATACTGTCTTTAATTGCTTTTATTAGTGCTGTCCTCATAGTCGTCTCCTACTCTGCTGCTTTTGCTACGCCTGCCTCTATAAGCTGCGCTGCGCGTTCTTTTGTTACCTCGAACGTGTCGCCCACGTGCTGTGTAATATCGCGCTGCAAGTCTTTGTAAGTCTCTGTTACGATAACTTTTATTGTTGTGTCCGAAACGGACACGTTAGCGGCTGCTGCCTGCTGGTCGTTTGCTGTCGGTGTGTTCGTCGCTGCCTGCTGCTTGTCGTCCTCGTCCGTTACGTCTACCTCTGCTGCCGCGATACGTTCTACAAGCTCTGCCTTTTTCCCGTCTGGGCTTAATCCCAGACTTTTAGCAAGCTCTCTAAGCTCGTCTACCTTGTACTCGTCCTCGAGCTGCTTTTTATCTAAATGCCCTTTCATTATTTCGCCTTTCTTTAGCAGGCAGCTTTACGCCGCCTGCGTTATTGTTATTAAACTGACTTTACGCCTTTTTTTACTAAGATAATGCCCGCAGCGTCGGCTACCTTTCCGTCAGCTACCATTAAGCATTTATTCTTAATCTTGTTATTGTCGTGGTCTGTCCACTTTACTACCTGCATTTCCATATTTGTATTAATAACGTAGTCCGAAAAGTTCATAAATACCGCGATTACGTCGCCCTCGTTTGCGTCGTCCCAGCTTGGTAAAATATCGTCCTCTACAGTCTCTACGTTCTTACCCATAAAGCGGTATGTCTCTTCGCCGTTTACGCCATAATTTGTACGCCCGATAGGCTGCCCGTTTTTATCTTCCATTCCGTCAATGCCAACGTCAAAAGTTGACTGGTTCATTATAAAGCTGCCGTTTCTGTACGCCTTTTTCATTTTTGCTTTTACTTTATGCCAGCCGCTCCAACTTGCGTACTCTTCTGGTGTCAGTGTAACAACGGTTGTTACTCGGTTGTCTTTTAATACTCCTAATGGCTGCCCCTCGCCTGTTCCGTTAAAAATAGAAATCTCGATAGCTTTAACCATAGCCTCGGTCGCCATAGGCACAAATAAATCTGTAAACATTTTAAGTGTTACTACGTTTGCTAAAATGCTCTGTGAAATTTTGCACTCTAAGCCGTAATAATTAAATGTCACCGAATTTTTAGCGCTTGCGTTCTGGTCGTCGCTGCTCTTTCCCTCTGTAATCCAGTGCGCAGTAGGCTTTAAGTCTGCGATTGGAATTGATACGCCGCCCTGTACGTTAATCTTGCGCACCTTTGCGTAAATGCTGCCGTAACTTTCCAGCTTTGTAATAATTTCATTCATAATTGTAGTTGGAATTACCGCGCCGCTTTCTGCTGTTGTAGTTGTGCTGGCTGCTCTGTACTCTGTTGGAATTGCTACGCCTCTACACACATAATTCATAAATGCTTTACGATACTCCAATGTGTCGTACTTATCTACTGCCGCTGTGCGCTGCTGCGTTCCGCTGCCGTCTGCTGGCGCGATACTTCTAATTACTGTAGGTACTGTTACGTTTCCGTTTCCGTCTGGTACTTCTCCCGCTGCGATAGCTGCAAGTAAGTTTGTGCGCTGCTCCTGCTGCTGGATAATCGCCGCTCTCTCTTCCTGTAAGTCTTTTACTTCTTTCTCGTACTTTGCCAGTTCTTCGGCTGTAAGCTGTGTGCCTCTTTCCTCTACGTCTTTCTTAATAGCCGCAAGTCTTAATTCAATCTCTTTTAATCTCATTGTTTTTGTTCCTTTCTTTGCCTTAAATTGTTGTTAAAATTCTTAACATAGCCGCGCGCTTTTCTAACGTCTCCCGCTGCTCTGCTTCACGTCTCCCGCTTGCGTAGCTACGTGCTGCTATACTGGTGTCGTCGTTTGCTGGTATGCTTACCGCGCTAACGTCGTACACCTTTTTAATTTTTAAAATTGTGCGGGTGTGCGTGTTCCTGTCGTAGCTATCCTCTGCAACTGTAAACGCCCACGACATTTTAGTAATCATTCCCGCGTTAATATCTTCATACAGCCCCCTTGCTAACTCTGTTTTACTAAGGTCTGCTGCAATAAGAAGCCCTTTATCGTCGGCAGTTAATTTAAGCGTGTTATTGCTATTTCTTGCGTATACCCTGCCGCTGTGGTCGTACTGCATAATAACGTCGCTTAAGTCCGCGCCGTCCAGCGCGTGCCTGTCTATTTTTTCGTAATATTTGTCGCCATCCTCAAACTCATAGAGCACGTACGGCGTATCAAACGTAGTCGCGTAGCCCTCTATGTAGTAGTCGCTGTTAAATTGGTTCGTAGCTGCCGTGACCGATAGAGGCGCCGCTACGTTCCTGTATTCTCTTTCTTTTACTATTGGCATATGTTTACTCTTCTCCTTTCTCGTCCGCCTGCTGCCCGTTGTTTGTCTGCTGTGGTTCCTGTTCCGACTCTTGCCCTGCCGTTGGTTCTGTTTGCTGTGGCTGCTGCGTTATAATTACTGACTGCGGCTCTTTGTTGTGCTTGTCCAGCTCGCTAACCTCTGTATACTCTTTTCGTATATAGTATTTGTCGCCGTCCTCAACGTGTGCCATATTCCATATGTCCATAACCCCGTTACGATTAAGTAAGCCTCTGTCGAATAGCTGCGTACTTACCTGTAGCTTTGTGTTATTGCTCGCATACTGTAGCCTGTTCGCGCTAAATGTAATAGCGTTGCCGCGTGCAAGCTCTCGCGGCGTAAAGGTCATATTAGACATTACGAGCGATAACTGTATAGCAAACGGCTCTATTTTTCCCTCGTAGTAGGCGTTCCACGTTTCCTCGTTAAACTTGTTTTGCAGTATGTCCATATTTGTATTAAAGTGCGTACATACATTTTCTTGTATCTGCTGCATTTGTAGCGCGTTTGGCGTGTATGGCTTGCTTTCTACGGGCTTAACATCACTAAACTTGTTATCATATATAATCATTCCGCTTTTGTTGTCGCTGCTTAAATTGTCCTGCGTAAATCTGTCGCGCTCTTTTTTTATGTCCTCTGGTTTAAGCATATTTGCTACTTTTGCTAAAAAGCGGATATTCGCCGAATTTTGCACGGCGTTAATAATTCCCTCGTTGCTCGTCTGTATAAGCTGCATTGTCGGCTGCATTGTCTTGTTATCCTCGCCGAAAATGTCGTCTCTATATTGGTGCGTCGTTAGTATTCCGACGCGTTCAAACTCAATCGCTGCGCGCTCTCCATTTCCAAATGTATAGCGTAAATATACTTGGTCTTGGTGTTCTATAATTTCGCAGTTTTGAGGCAGCAAAGGATACCAGCCCGCAAGCTGTCCGTATGCGTCCTCTATTGGTATAATAAAAGCTGTATGCTCACACTCTAGTATTGTCGCCACTCGCGCTATAAACTTTGTTGTGTCCATAAACGCGTTAGGCTTAAACTGTAGCGTGCGCTCTAAGTTCTTTAACGCGCTGCCCTCTACCTCTGGCTTTAACTTGCTGCAATGAGTAGCAAAGCTATTAATAGCCGTGCGGGTTAAATCCATTTCGTAAACGCCGCCGTCGTAGGTAGAGAATACAGGACTATAGCCGTTAAGCAGCTTAAAGTATTCGCCTATTATTTCTTTGTTTTTTCGTCCTTTGAAAAGGTAATCAAAAAGCCCCGTTTTTCTCACTCCTTTCTATGCTGCGTTTTTAAGCAGCTCGCCCAGCTCCGCGTTGTACTTCTGGCGTACTGTCATAGCGTCTATTACGCTTACAAAGCCGTCTATATGTGCGCGCTGTTCTATCTTTATAGGTCTAAATTTTCTTGTTTCTAAATTCTGCTTAAGCGCTACGTTTAGAAAATGTGACTTAAGCAAGTTGTTGCTTGCAATTTTAAAGTTGCCGTCTTTAATAATTCCCTCAAATTCTCGTATAACTGGCGTTAAGTTCTCGCCCTGGTATACGTCGTCGGTATGGAACCCGTACGCCTTAAGGTCGTCTATTAAGTACTGGGCGCTGTATCTGTCGTAGCCTATCTGTAATACTCGTATGCCGTATGTGTTAAGCAGCTCTACATACCAGTTAAATACATCTTTGTAGTCTACGTAGTTGTCGCCAGATAGCGTAAGTACGCCTTTTTTTACAAATACGTCATACGGTACGCCGTCGGTTGCTTGCAGGCTTTCCAGCCTGTTGCGCGGCATAAAGAACTGCGTAAACGCGTGTAGTATTCCGTCTTTTTCGACTACGATACTTGCGGCTGTTAAGTCTGTTGTTTGGCTTAAGTCGATACCGCCCACGGCGTAGCAGTCTCTAAAGTCCTCTAGCGTGCTTTCTTCGCTTGCCTTGTCTACAAGCGTGTATTCTAACCACGCTACGCTACTGTTTTGCTTAATATTGCAGTATTTCGTAAGAAACTCTGCTTTTTTACTTAAGCTGCCCTCTGCTACTGCTATCTCGTCTTTAAAAAAGCCCTCTTGTACGCTTACGCCCATATTCGGGTTGGCTTTCTTTAGTTCTGTTATATCGTTCCATTTCTCTACGTCGTCTATGATGTATAAGAATGGCAATAGCCTGCGCTCTTTACTGTTGCCTTTTAAAAAGCTGGTGGCACGTTTCATTAATTCGTCGTAGATACTGTCGTTAATATAGCCTGCTGTAGATATGCTAAGTATCATAGGCTGCCGCCTTGCACCTAGCGCCGACTTCATAACCTCATATTGTTTTAAGCCGCCGTCGCCGCTCCACGCTGCCATTTCATCACATATAACTAGCTGCGGGTTGAAGCCGTCGCTTTTCTTTGCGTTAAATGCAATAGGCTTAATAGTCGTGTTCGTCTCTTCTAGGTAAATATCGCTGCGCCTCTTTTTAGCAAGCTCTTTTAACTCTTCCTCTGCCTCTACCATTTTGTAAAAAGCGTCGTAAACGAGCGCCGCTTGGTCTAACTTTGGTGCTAAACAATAAATCTCTTGCCCGTACTCTGGCTCGAGATACGCCATATATGCAATAATGGCGCTTGCAAATAAACTTTTGCCGTTTTTTCGTCCAATAACTATAAAAATTTCTCGAAAAATTCTTATATTTTGGTCGTCTACAATGCCAAACATAGCGCATACTATGGCTTTTTGCCATAATTCCAGCTTTAATAAATCGCTCCTGCCTTTGCTGTGGTGGCAAAAATTTTCGATAAACTTTATTGCCTTATTTGCCTTTTTTGCATTGTAAAAAAACTCTTGTTTTTCCAGTCCGTCTACAAGTATTTTGTAAATTGCTAATATCCATTTACCCGCTACAATTTCGCCGCTTGTAATCTTTGCGTAATACTCGTAAATATAATTTTTATACGGCACTCTGGGGGCTATTCCTCGCGCAGCAGGGCTAACTTGCTTTTCTTGCGTTCTGCTGCTGGTACAAGCTCGGTTAATTGCTTTATAACTGCCGTATAGTTCTTGCTTAGCGCTATATAGGTGTCTGCCTCTGCGCTGCGCTTTTCGCCCCACTGGTTCGCGCCGTTCTGGTACTCCGACGTCCAGCCGTTTTTTTGTATGCTATCCTGCAATATATCGAGCTCGACAGACATAAAAGCAGCCTTTTCGATAAGCGGCGTAACAAGTTTCTTTTTGTTTTCGTCGAGGTTCTTAAAAATGCCTTTAAGTCTGGTTTTTTCTTTCTTAATTTTCTCTTCTTTCGTGTACTCTTTCTTTCCTGCCATATCTTCGCCTCACTTCTCGCACACCACACCCCCTACACCACGTACGCGCGCCCCTGTAGAGTTTTTTTAGGCTCCACCCCTCGGTCTCCGCTGGGCTATTCAAGATTTTTGAATAGGGGGGATATGCTCACGGCTGCGTTGGTATTACGTTGCCGTCTGCGTCGAATTTGTAGCGGCGTGTGTCTGCTGCCGCGTGGTGTTCCTTGTTGTGGCAGTCTTGACATAACGCTTCGAGGTTGTCCCAGTTAAGCGCTATGTCTGCGTTGTTTATATTCTGCTTGGTTAAGTAGCGCTTATGATGTACTACCTTTGCAGGCTCGCCGCAGCGCTCACATAAGTAATGCTGCGATATGAGATAAGCCCGCCGTGTGTCTATCCAGCCCTTGCTGTGGTAGAACTCTTTAGCCCATTCTTTCATAGCCTGCCTCTCTTTATTTGCCTAGCGTCCTAGATTTCATACGCTAGGCTAGGAGGCTAGAAAAATGCAATAAAAAAGAGCGGCTAACTAATGCTGCTTAAGTAGCTTAGCTTTCCGCTCTTTCTCACGCTATCATTTTACCGCAGGCAATACCCCACGTAAACCCCAGCTTTTTACCACGCTTTTACCTCTGCGTTATAGCGTCCTCATCTATCCCCCAGAGTAATACGCTTAGCTCGTTTATTATTCCGCTTATCCAGCGGCGCGGTGTGTTCTTGCCCGTGTTCAATTCTTCGGCTATGTCTACATAGTCTAAGCCTTGCATAAAATATAGCTCAAATGCTTTATATTCTACCTCGCGCCCCTGCTGCTGCCTGCGCCTCTCTATCTCTTCTACTGCCTTGTCTATGTGGTCTAGCATTAGTATGGTTTTAAAGCGCGTGCGTCGTATGCTACGCAAGTATGTAGTCTGCTGCTCTTCTGTTAATTCTCCCTGCTGCTGTAGCTGCGCAGCTTCGCTTACTGCGTTGTCTCTGTGAAAAACTGCGTCTCTGTAGCACTTCATAAGGCTAAATGTGTCGTGGTATTTATCCGCTTTATGTTTCTTCTGTTCCTCTCGCTTGTAAATCTCTACGCCTTTTTTTGCGGCTGTTGTTATTATCTGCTCTAGTTCGTCCTCGTTTAGCCTTATTTCGCTCACTCTTAATTATTCCTCGCTTTCTGCTGCCGCGCTGCTTTTTAGTCGAATGGTAGCCCGTCGTCGTAGCCGTCTGGTATGTCCATAAAGCCGTCGCCGCTGGGTGTTGGCTGTGGTCTGTCGCCTACTGCCTGCTGCCTCTGCTGTGCCTCTGCTTTTGTCTCTCCAAAACTTACACTACTTGCCAGTACTTCGGTGTAGTAAATCTCTTTGCCGTCCCTGCCTGTATAGTGCCCCGTTTTAATCTTTCCGACAAGTTCTACCTTGTTGCCTTTCTGTAGCCATTTCTCTACCCATTCTGCCGTTTTGCCAAGTGCGCGTATATTAATAAAATCTGTGCTTTTGTAATCGTCTACCGCCAACGTAAAGCGTGCTATTGCTACGCTGTTATTTTCGCCGCCGTAGCGTACGTCTGGCTCTTTTGTCAATCTTCCGCTTAATGTTACGTTATTCACTTTTTACCCTCTCTTTTCTTCCTGTTGTATTCCTGTAGGTATTTTATTTGTTCCTCGTCCTCTGCCTGTCTCTTTCGTCTGGCTGCTAGTTCCTTTTCTCCTCGCCGTTGCCGCTTTGCTATAATCTTTTGTGCTTTCTTGTAAATCTTGCAATTTTCGCAGTACTCCGCTTGCGTTAGCCCGCCCCGTAGCGCTAGTGGTATGTTGTCGTAAGAATGGCAGCCGATACACTCGCGTATACTGCCGTCGTCGTCTACCTCGATAGTAAACAGGAAACGCAGCAGGCTTATAATAAGCCCCAGTACAACCACTAATACACATACCAGCGCTGCAATTATAAACGGTGCTATTAATATGCCTGCTACAAGTGCTATTGTTTTAAATATCTCTATTGCTGTCATTCGCTGCCCCTTTCTATTCGTTCCGCTACGCTTTGTGCTGCGTCTGCTGCCACTCTAAACCCGTTACTTAAGCCTCTGTATATTCCTGCAATAGCCCTTGTCATTACGTCGCCTATATTTTGTACCGCTGCCGTTATGTCGTTTATAGTTGCGCTTGTATTTCTCATAGCCTTTTTAAGTGCCTTTGCCTGCCGCCGCTTATCAGCCTCAAGCGGCGGGTTATGCCCGTGCCGCTTTTTATAGTTCTTTTTCCATTGTCTGTAATTCATATTACGCCTCGCTTTCGCTTAAGAAGTCTTTTATATCTGTCTGTCCGTCTATTTGTGTGTCCGTTTCGGGCACCTTAGTAACCTTTATGCCGAGTATACAATAACCCTCTTGTAAGCCGTTGTAATCTTCCAGCATATATACTATATCTGCCTCTATGTGCCTGCCTGTCTCTTTGCCGTCGGCGTACTCGTTAAGGCGTAGCGCGTCGCCAGTCTTAAAGCCTCTGTCGTTCTTGCGCAGTTCAAAGCACTTTTTCCCTGTTGCCACGTCCTTAAAATACATAGCAGCTAACTTAAGCTCGTGTACTTTCTGCTCTTTTGGCTGTAGTGCTCTGTCTAATGCCGCCTCGCGTTCTCTAGCCTGTAGCGTTTTCTGTGTTTGCTTATCTATCGCCGCCTGCTGCTCGTCGTAGCGCTGCTCGTCTGTTTTTTCTGCCTCTGCCTTGTTAATATATTCGTCGCACTTTTCGCACGTTCCCGTTTTTACGTTGCAAGTGCTGTAATTTAAGCAGCTATAGCATAGGCTCGTAATACTTTCTGGGTGCGGTGTCTTGTAATCGTCGCCCGCTTTCTTTTCTGCTACCTTTGCAGCTATCTCTTTTGCTCTTATGTCCTCGCCTGCTGCCGCCTGCTGTGCTATCTCGTTTTGTTCGTCCTCGTCTAGCTTGCTTGTCTCGTAAGCTGCCGTTATGCCTAAGTTGCCCGCCTTGAACTGTTCTTTAGCCTCTGGCGTAAGATTGTTGTTAATCTGCTCCATACGCCCTACGTTTGTTGCACTCTCGCCCAGTACGTCGGCTATTAAGTTGCGCAGGCGTCCTTGTATCTCTAAGCCGTCCTCGTCTCTGGCTCTTATAAGTGCTTTTTTTAACCTTGCCGCCTGCTCTGTCTTTTCGTACGGCGTAAGCTCTCGGTTAAATGCGTTGCCGACTAACAAGCTAAGCTCTAGCCCTGCGGGTGTTATGTCTTTGTAGAGATAACGCACGCTTTTATACTGCTCGTAGCCTTTGTCTATAAGTAGCCTGTTAGCCTTGTTGCGCCTGTGCCCGCTTATAATTTTATATTTGCCGTCTATCCTGCCTAATACTGTCGGCTGCTGCTGTCCTACAGCAAGTATAGCGTCTGCCAGCTCTTCTATGCTCTCTTGACTGTAAAAGTTGCTTTCTGTTTCCTCTACGTCGTACGGGTTTAAGTATATCTCTGTATACTCTGTTACTGCTGCCGTCTTTGCGTCTGCTTTACTTTGTGCGTTTAGTATATCCATAAAGCTAAACTTGTTTGCTGCTGCCATAGTTTTACGCCTCGCTTTCTTCCAGATACTTTGTTATCAGTTTTTTGTAGTCCTGCGCAGCTCCGCAGCGTGGGCTATACTCGTATGCCGCTTTATTAAAAAACGTGCTCTCTGCTGCCTTGTCGGTGTAGCGTATCTGCCCCAGTATTTTAACCTTGCTTTTCTGTTGCAGCCATTCCAGCCCCGCTATGTTCGTGTCGTTGTTTTTATACATTGTCACGAGCGCGCCGAGTAGTTCTATGTCTGGGTTGAGCTGCTTAGCGTCCTGTATCTGCTCCGCTATAATGTCTAAGCCCTCTAACGCCCACTCGTCTATTTTTACAGGTACTATAACCTCGTCTGTAATCTTTAGTGCTGCTATTACGTTAAAGGCTATGTCTGGCGGGTTGTCAATAATCATATAGTCGTAGTAGCTGCTTATAGTGTCTGGAAATGGCAGCTCTAAGTTAGTAATAGGCGTATGTATTAATTTGTCGTATGCGTCTATCTGGCTGCCGCTGCTGCCTGCCATTGTCCATACTGCCGACATAAGCGACATATTAGCCGTTATTATGTCTACGTTGTTGTGCTGCGGGTGCTCTGTTATTAACTCTCTTAACGGGTTCTTGTATTCGCCTAACAATGCTTTAGCCGCTGCGCACTCTCCCGCTGCCTTGTATGCCCCTGCTGCCTTGCTTAAATTGCCCTGCTTGTCGTTGTCCAGTAGTAATACTGTCTTGCCTCTCTTTTGCAGCTCGTAGGCTATGTTATACGCTGTGTACGTTTTCCCTACGCCGCCCTTAAGGTTAATAATGCTTATTACTTTCATAGTCTGCCTCTCTTTCTCTCCGTTGGTTCTGGCTCTTTTTATCTATCTCGGCTACGCGCTCTCTTAATACCCGTATTGCGATATTTAAAGCTCTTGCGTAGTCGTTATAGTCGTCTCGTGTTCCTGTAAGTACTTGTAGCGCCTCTATCTCTGTCATACGTGCCGCCTCTCTTATGTCGCAGGCATTAGCCCGCTCTGCGCTGCCCCATTGTCTGCACTCTTTAAGCCGCCTGCTGCCGTTTCCAGCTCTAAGTAGTTTATTAACTGCTCCGCTGCCTCTTGCCAGCCGTAACACACTACCGCTAAATAGCCCTGCTTGTTTAAGCTGCTTAGCCATTTCTTTTGTAGCTGCGTCGGTTTATTGCTGCCTACTTTAAGCTCTATGTATAGCCCATTGTAGCCGCCGCGTGCTACTGGCAAGTGTAAATCTGGTACGCCTGCCTTTACGCCCTGCCTCTTTAGGTTGGCTGCTGTACGTGCGTCTCTCTTGCCGCCGTTCGGTATGTGGTATAGCAGCTCTAACTCTGGGTATCTCGCATACTGGTACTGCGCCCAGTTAAATAGTGTTTCTTGCGCTCCTGCCTCGTTGTCAATTCTCACATTTCGCATATATTCGCCTTTCTTGCTTGCTTTACTCTAGCTGCACCAGCCTATAGCGGTAATAGCCGTAGCCGTAATATTCTGGGCTTACTATGCCCTTTTCTTCGCTGCCTTTTTCCACGTAGTAGCCTGCTGGCGCTTTTGCCTCGCAGCGATACCACGAACGGGCAGTTACGTACTCATACTCTGGCTCTGGGTGTACTAAGTTTTTACTTGCAGCCCAGCGCTTACCCTGTAGCCTCTGCTCTGGTGCGTCCTGTATGTGTCTATCTGTATATTTAATAAAATACGCTGCCAAGTCTCCGTATTGTCCGCTATCGTCTAATGGGAACACTTTAACGCGATTATGCCCCTCGTACGCTTTGTACCAAGCCTGCTGCAACAAGTTTGTATCTATGCGATTTACTACTAGGTGGTGGTGTCTTGCGCCTTTCTTGCCTATCTCCATAACGTGTATGTATTTAAACTCTAACCCAGCTTTTTTATACAGCTTTCTACACTCACGTAAAAATACTTGTATATCTTTTTTCATTTGCTCGCGTGTTCTGTCTGGCTCTCCCTTATGCCTTATGTAGTCTAGTACTAAGTGATAATCTCCATAAGCAAAGTTAGCGTTCATTAAGAGCCTTAACTTTCTCTCTGCCTGTTTAGTGTTTACTTTTTTCTGTGCCTCTGGTGTAGGCTTTACTTTGTCTCTTCTCTTTGCTCCCTTTTTGTTCAGTCTGGACGTATAGAAATATTCTACTTCTATTGTCTTGCCTGCCCTGGTAGTCCTCTTAACATACGGCATATATTTTTACCTCGCGTATATATATTTTGTGTATCTCTGTCGGTAAGCTAATACTTTTATCAAGTGTTTTTACGGGACGTCGCCCCGTTTTTTCCCTTGCCTTTTTGCCGTATGCAGCGTATAATATAAGTGCATTAAATATTAGTTATTTGATACGCTATACGCTTCGGCTATAGCTTAGCGCCTATGATATTGCAGTATCGTAGGCGCTTTTCTTATGTCTTTTTATATAACGCCCTGTAAGCGTACAGGGCGTATTATTTATATTTATCCTATTGCACAAGCGGGCGCGCAGCGCATAGAGTAGTACGCGATGTTGCCGCTGACGCCGCCGCTCGAGCCCACGTACCACGCATAGTACGAGCCGCCACGACTAGCGCTACGCGTTCTATGCCAGTCGTTAAAGTCGTCCTTTGCGTGCTTGGCTGCTCTGTATGGCTTGTCTTTGTAGTACTCGTATGGTGTTCTTTTGGCGTCGTACTCGCCTACAGATAACAAGAAAAACGTATCTGCTGTCTTTCTGCCGTTTGTGTTCATTTTGGTAACTGGTATTACATACTTAGCCAGCTCTGCGCAGCGTGCCGCGTATGTCCCGCTGTTAAGATACTTTCTAAGCTCGCTTGTTTCCCAGTCGTTAGAGCCGTAACGTCCCTTTGTATCAAATGGGCGTTCTTCTATGAGCTCGTGCGCCTGTATAGTAACTGTATGCTTAAGCTCTTCGGCTGCTGGTGTGTCTGCGTCTATGCCTATTACGTCGTATGGTACTGCTGCGCCGTCAAAATCAATGTAAATCTGGTCGCCTACTGCCAGTACTTCCGCAGCTCGTCCCTCTCTTATAATCTTTCTAAGCTCTTCGAGCGTAACACTCTCTGTTAATATTGTCTTTTTTATCTGCATTTTTCCGCTTTCCTTTCTTTTACTCTTTTCCTATCGCGTATATAGATACCTCGTACGCTGTTCTTTGCTCTTCCTGCTGCTCGCCTACGCGTTTAGTGTAAGCTCTGCTCTGTAGCTTGCCTTTTAAGGTTACGCGCTCGCCCTCGTGCCATTCTTTAACCATAGCTGCTGTATCGTTCCAAGCGATACAGGGTATATAGCAGCCGTGTAGGTCTTTTAGTCTGTTCTCTACCAGTACGCTTATATCGCTTATGCGTTTGCCTAGTGGCGTCTCGCGGTATGTAATGCCGCTGCCGAGTGCTCCGCTTAACTGTACCTCGTTTTCGTAGTCCCAGTGCTCGCCCGTAATCTGCTGCGCTGTCTCTGCCAGTACGTATACAAGTACCTTGCCTGTTATAAAATTCTTATAAGCCTGTAAGCTGCCAAGTATCATAACTGGCGTATTTACTCCGATACTGTCTACATTATCGCCCTGCACGTATACTATAGCCTCGTCAAGTGCTCCGCTGCGTCGTTCGGTAACAACTGTAAGCTCGTATCCGTTAAATGGCAGCGTGTTAATGTTGTCTACCTTGCGCAGCTCCTTTAATATGCCCTGTAGTGCTACTGCGTTGTCTGTCTCCACGTTTCCGCTCTCCTTTCTTCCGTTTTTATGTCCGTTTTATTGGACAGATACGCCCCGCAACCCTCGAAAGTTGCATATACTGCCTTGCGGCTGCTGCTTTACCTTTAAGCTAGAGGCGTTTATATGTAAATGTCGTAATACATATCTATACGCATATCGCCCGCTATGTACTGCGGCGTGCTCTCTTGGTCGAGCGGTGGCATAAGTCCCAGCTTTTGCCAGTCTTTATGTGCTACGTCCAAGTGCGCCCTAAAGTCTGTTACTATCTCGTCGCCTGTAAATCCTTTTTCTTGGTAGTGCTCTTTTAAGTAATAGCCCCAGTCTGCAAACACTACGGCGCCGTTTTTTATTACCCTAGCGCGTTCCGACGAGCTTATAAGCGCTGCAAGTGCGCTTAGTGTTACTTGCTGCATTTTGCTTGTCTCTCTTTCATTATCTTTATTCTTTTAACCCTGCTGCCGCCTGCTATTCCCTCTAATCGCAGATACGGCGGCAATACTATTACGTTGCCCTTATTTAGCTGTGCCTGTATCGTTTGCTCTAAATTCGCGTAGGTTTCTTGCTTGCATACCATTTCGCAGCTAAATATAAGTGTTAAGCCTTTTGTGTCTTTCTTCTTTCTTTGTCGCCTGTTCATTTCCGCAGCTCCCTTATTTTTTTCTCTAACTCTTCTACTGTTACGCCCTGCCGTCTGGCAAGCGCAGCCGCGCTTATGTTGTATGTCCATATCGACGACATCTTAATAGCGTCGCCTATGTCTAACTTACCCTGCTGTAGTCCTATGCGGACAAATTGCGGGCTACAGCCCATAATAGCGGCTGCCTCTGCTGGTTTAATCTTTACTGCCTGCATATCCTGTTACCTCGCTGTATTCTGCTGTGCCTGCGCCATAGCAAGTACACCCTGTGAATAAATCGCGACAATATTACGCTTGTCCTCTGGCAGCTTTGCTACTTCCTGCATAAGCTCGCTAAAATTTTCTAAACTCTGCTGCTCTTTCGTTCTCTCTAATGTCTGCTGCATACTGTTTTACCTCTCTTTCTTCTTAAGCCCTGTGCGCGTTCTAAGCCTTGCAGCTCTTCTATAAAGTCCTCTCTGCGTTTCTTTGCTTTCTCAAACTGTGTGCACCAGCCGCCCCCGCCGTATACTATTGCGTTGTCTCTTATTTTGTGCTCAAACTCTTCTATTTCTTTGTTGCACTTTGCTATTTCTTTCTGTATAAGCTCGTGTATGCGCTGCTTAACGTCCTGTATTGTATGCATTTTGTTCATTTTCTGCCGCCTGCCTTTCTTTCGCCCGATAACTGCCGCATAAGCTCTACTACTGCTGTGTATTCCAGCTCTAATACTTCCTGCTTATGGTCTTTTGCCTTGTGTTCCTGTACGTGTTCCTTTATGCGCTGCTCTATATCGTCCAGCGCGTCGTAGCAGTACTCTATACGCTGCTGTTTTGCTTTCTTTACTTCTGGCAGCTCTACGCCTGCGTCTGTAAGTATTTTTCTAATCTGGTCTGCTCTTACGGCATTTAGTTCTGCCAGTATAGTAATGCTTGTGCCGCGTCTTACGTATCTGTCTACTATCTCGCTTTGTGTCATATACATATGCTGCTATTCCCCTGCGCTGCTTTTATTGCAGCGCGCTATATATTCCTGCGTTATCTTCTTTATTGCTAAGTATTCTTTTTTAGTAATTCGCTCGCGTACTGCCTTGCCGTGTTTCTTGTACTCTCTGCTTTCCCTAAGTCTGTAGTACCTGTCGTATTCTACGTCGTGCTCATATTCTGTATAATTACACGTAACTTCGTGAGCACGTACCCAGTATTTAACTACGCCGTCTTTGTCTTTTACCATACTCGCCATATATTAGCCCTCGTTACTCTCTATCATAGCTGCCCTTGTTTTTCTCTCTATTGCCTCTGCCATAAATGCTACTTTTATATCTCGCTCCGTTGGCTCTGCGTCGTTTACTGGTGCGTCTGGCGGGAAAATACGCTGTTTCTGTATAAATGCGCTTAAAAATAACTCTTGCTGCTCCTCGAATAATCTTTCGTAAAATTCATATTCTAGTTCTATTTCTAGCTTTTGCGCCTTTGTGCAGTAAACGCCTATTTTCTGCCTTGTATGCGCCGGCTTGTACTGCGTCCTGTCGCTATCGTAGCCCATTACTTTATATATACATTGGCTTAATAGCTTTCTGCCTAGCACTCCATTGTAACTAAACAGGGTAAATATGTACTCGTCCTGCGCCAGCTCTTCTACGCTGCTTATTCCGTTCTTTTCTAATAGCTCCTGTAATTTGCGGGCGGCTGTTTCTTTTTCGCCGCCTACGCCTCTCTCTGCTAACGCCTGCAATTTCTTAATTCTTGCCTGTGTCTTTTCGTCCATACTGTACCTCTCTTTCGTTAGTTCAATGCCTCTAGTATCTGCTGTAGCTGTGGCTCCATATCTCGCCAGAATTGGGCGTTGCTGGCTGCGCTCTTAAACTTAGGCGCGCCGTTCTCGTCCGTTTCCTGTGCCAGCTCTTCCCACGCCTTAAGCTCGCCCTCTCTATGTTTCGTTGTCATTAAGATATAACACTGTAGCGTGCTGCATAGCTCGTTAGTAAGTGTTACTGTTTTCGGCTGCTGCTCCCAGCTCATAGCCTCTGTATCTATCTTTTTAAAATTGTTATTCTTAAAATTCTCGTATGTGTCGTGGAAATAATCGCCCTTGCTGGTTAATTCCTCGTACTGGGCTTTTATAAAGTCCTCTGTTACTTCCTGCTGTGTTAAGGCGTCATAATATTTTTGTTCTGTCATTCTTTCGTTACCTTTCTTTCGTTGTTGTGCCTTTCTGTGCTATAATTGCTTTAGAAAGGTGGTGTTAAA